GCGTACCCGCATGTCGCCAATGATCCGCTGGGCAATAGCCAGTCCGTAAATACGCCCACACATCTCGCGGTACTTATCAAAGGTGCCGACTGCACCTTCAACAAGGGTGTCCTTCATGGCAGTCTTCTCATCTTCCATCTGCTTGACCAGCAGACTCAGTACGTCACTTTCCATTTGGTTTCACCTCCTTTTTCTGCCTAGCCGCCAACGCCTGCGTTGCCAACTTCATCTTGTGCGCCTGCTCTTTGTGGCTGAGCCCCTGCTGGTGCGCCTCGTGCTTATGGGACTGCGCCTGCGCTAGTGCCTGCGCCTTCAACATCGCCGCCTGCTGCGCGGCCCCTTGCTGTGCTTGGTGCGCCTGCTGCGCTTGGGCCAACTCCTGCTGGTGGGCCTGCTGCGCCTGCATTGCCTGCTGCTGTGCTTGCTGCTGGGCAATGGCCGGGTTCTCGCCGACCGCCTTCTGGGACTCCAGCGCCAGTTTCTGTTGGTTCAGCGCGATGTCCGCATCGACCTTCTTGGCCTTCGTAGCGGAGTCCTGCCCCTTGATCTGCAGCTCGGCCTGCTGCATCTGGATCAACGGGTCTTGGGCTTGCTGTTGTGCCTGCTGCTGGGCTGCCTGCGCCTTGTTCATCTGCAGCAACTGGCTGGCCGCCTGCGCCACCGCGCGGGACAACTGGACCTCCATCTCTTCATCCATCTCGGCATTTGGCACCGGCATCGGCGCGCCGAGGCGCTCTTCGATCTTCTTGCGGTAGGCGTAGCCAAGGTGCTCTGCAATATGCGCCATGATGGCCGCCCCCATTTGTTGCGCCATCGGGTTCTGCCCAATAGTCTGCGCGATCATTGGGTCCTGCATGAACGTCTGGTGCACCGCAATGTGCGCCTCGTGGTCTTGGTAGATGAACGCCTTGGTCGGCTTACCATTTAGGAACGCCATGTTCTCACTGATTGGGTCGTGCGGCGTCATGTCGTCTTCGATTGGCACCAGCTTGGCTGCGTTCTTGATGCCCAGCACCTCCAACATCTGCCTGTGCAGGATCGGGAGGTCATAAATCTGCGGCGCGCCCTGCGCCAGCTGCAGCGCGGCTTGGTACTGCATGATCCGCTGCGCCATCGTGGCGCTGTTGGGGTCACTGACCGGGATCACCTCCACGAGGTCATAGTCCGCCTTCTTGGCACTGCGGTCCCCGTCCACTGGGTCGTAGCTGTACTCTTCGGGGGAATGGTCGCGGATGATGGCCGCAAGCAGTTTGAACTCCTGCTTCATGGAGTAGTGGACACGCGCCTGCACCGCCGACATTGTCTTCAGGGTTCTCTCAAGTAGCGCCAGCGTTGTGCCGACAGGCGCGTTCGCGCTCATGTCGGAGATGTTCATATCGCTGATCGCCCCCAGCCGGCGCGCTTCCTCCGTTATCTTGTCCAGCAGCCCTGCCAGCACCTGACTCGGCTCTTTGTAAGGCAGTGGCATGATATTGTCACGCAGCACCCCACTGGCCACGTCCACGTCCCGCCACTCCCCCGGACCGATAGGGGTATCGTCGCCCTTGACCCGCAGCCCGCGTGTCTTCATCCCGCCCGGCAGGTTACTAAGCTGGCCGGCGTCCACCAGCTCCCGTATGATGCTCGTACCTGCGCGTGCGTAGCCGCCGATGAGACTGATAAGGCCGATCCCATACGCGCCGAAGCCCGGGATGTAGGTGTACTGTACGAAGTGCTGGCGCTTGAGCTTTTGCTCCTCGTCTTCTTCCCAATTCCGGTAGATACTCAGCACCGTCCCTGTGCCCTTGTCCACTGTCACGATGTACGGGCGTGCGATACCGTCCGGGTCTTCGTCCTTTGGAACCACCAACTCAGCCTGAATCTCAAGGAACTGATACCTGTCATCCGTAGTCAGTGTCACACCTTCAAACTCGGCTTTCTTCTCCTCAATGTCCGTGTGCGTCTGCACAGGACTGCCAAGCTCAACGGTGCGATAGAACCCAGCCACCTGCAGTTTTTTCACATCGTTTGGTGTCTTGCGCATCACGTGCGTGACCCGCTCCGCTGTCTGGGCCGAGCTAGCGCCATAAGGAATGATGACATCTTCAGCAGGACAGAACATGGAAGTCTGCCGCCCCAGCGCGGTGTCAAAGTACACCTTCTTGAACGCGGCCCCGGCAAGGCCGAGGGAAAAAAGCATCCGCTCATGTTCAGGCCGATACTCCTGCATGACCTCCGTAATCTCAAAGTTCATGTCGTCGCGCACGCGCACTGCCGCTTCCGTCTTCTCCGGGGTTTCCTCCCCGATAATCTCCGTCTTCACCGGGCCTGCTGCCGGGAAGGTCTCCATGATGGTCTCGCTCTGGAACCGGATGGCTGCTTCTGCCAGCACTGTTGAGTACACCCCGCACGCTCCTGTCCACGGCTCCGTGCGCTCCTCGTACTTCATCCCCAGAACCTCCAGCCCCCGGATATAGTTCTCGACCCAATCCCTGCGACTGCGGATGTCCTCGTCCACCAGCCCTACCAAGTCCCCACCGATTGCGCTCAACTCCCCGTCCGTCATGTCCTCGGCAAGATTTTTGTCAAACTCAGACACTTCCATCTCAATCTCGACCACCACCGAGCCATCAGGCAGCGCTCCGTCTTCCCCCTCAATGTCGAACTCAATGGGCTCGTCGGAGGCCGCTTGCAGGAAGGGGTTCTCGCCTTGCGGCAGGGAGTAGAGGGTTTTTTCCATGTTCGTTCCTTGGTGCTAGCCGTAGTAAGCCCGTTGCCTCGATTTGAAGTCTTCCATATTATCCTCGTAATCAGACGGAAGTCGAATAAATCCTCCGTCCCGATACCGGGCCAAGGCCATCTGTGCAGTGTCAGCAAAGTCATCGTTGTCGCCGTTGGGAAACTCCGCAATTTCGTTTATCACCTCATGCGCCCAGCGCTTATCTGGTGCGTACACAATCCCGGCAGAAAACAAGTCAGACACCGCGTTCATCCGTGCGTACTTGTCGTTCGCTACCCCCGCCCCCTTGCGGGAGGGGGATATCTCCTGCACCACGATGTTCATTCTTCTCAGTTCCTGTATCAGCGGAGCGCCAGCGGCTTTCTTTTCCACGATCAGCGAGTCCGGCTCCCACTCTTTCCACTGCTCAAGCACCTTCACCTTCAACTCCGGGAACTCCCAGCGCCCACGAACCGCGTTGAGCAGGATGATCCTGCTCTCTTTGTCCTCGGTCTCCCACACGCCCCATGTAGTGCAGGCTGAATAGTCGGCCCGGGTCTTCTTCTCATGCGCGGTGTCCCACGCTTGGATAATGAAAGTCACAGCCGGGGGTGTGTCCTTGTCCCATATCTTCCACCAATCGCGCTTTATCAGCGCTCCCTCCTCGGAGGTAGGCTCCTGCATATACTGCGCAGACCAGAACTGCGGCAACATCGACGCTTTTTTGGCCTGCAACTGCTCAATCGGCCACTGCGCAGACCATAAAGACTTGCCGCTCGGGAGAATGGCCGGAAACCGTACCTCCAGCCACTGCGGAGAGGTCGGATTGTCTACAGCCCACTGCAAAGCACGCCCAATGGGGTCTTTTTTGCCCCAGCGGGTCCCAATCATCACTATTCTGCCCCCGGGCATGAGCCGCTGCAGCGGCCCGATCTGCATATACTCCCACGCCTGCGCAAACGCGGTATCCGGGTTCGCCATCATCGCGTTTTCTGACACCAAATCGTCCGCAATCAACAGGTGTGCGCCGTGACCGGCCACATTTGCCCCAATGCCGACTGCCAAGTACTTACCCCCGGCAGTAGTCAGCCAGTTTCCGGCTGCAGACTTGTCCTTTGCCACTACCGTGTCGGGAAAAAGCGCCTGATAGGGCGGGGAGTCAATCAAATCCCGCACTTTTCGACCAAAAGTAGAGGACAGGTCTGCCGTGTGCGTCACCATAATGATGTGATGGGACGGGTTGTGGCCCAAATACCACGCAACAAACAGGTACGCTATGGTTTCTGACTTCCCGAACCGTGGCGGCATCGACACCGTGACCCGTAACTGCTCCCCGGAAAGTACTTTATGTAGGATCGGGCACATGAACCGATGGTGCGGCCCCTCTTTGAATCCCGGGTAGATGCGGTTACAGAACGCAAGGAAGTCATCCTTGGCCCCCTGCACGGACTTGCGCTCAGCCAGCGCATCCAAGTCCCGCAACAAAACCTCCTGCTCGGCAGGGGGCATCCCGGGCAGCGCATCCATGAGCGCCTGTATCTCAGCGGGGGAGAGTGATTTCATGCGGCTGCGGCAGCAGTTTCGGGTGCCGCGTGTTTTACAACGGCTATTTCTTTCACTTCGGTGTCCTGCACCTCCAGCACCGGGGGCAAGAGCGAAGCAAGCCGTGCGCGTAGTCTGTCCTCAATCTCGGACGTGTTCTCTTGTTTGTGCGTTACCTCACTGCGCTCAGTGAAGCTTGCCACTTCTGTCAGGGTGCCGATGAGTTGCAGCGCTCTTAGGCGATCACTGGCCCGGGTGCCTTTTACCTCCTCCAGCAACTTGGCGACAACGAACCCACGTAGCTCTTTGGCCTGCTCCACAAAGTCCCAATCGTACGCACTGAGCATCCCAACCAGATGCTGCACAGCGGCAGGCGACCTAAGCTGCAGCACATTGGCCTTGGTAGTCGCAATCTCTGCGCCGGGGGTGGTGAGCGAAGCGAATGTATTACGCGCTAGTGTTTTGGCGTTGTCGTCTGCAGGACCGACAGGCTCATCATGCCACTCAAGCGTCCGTATTTGCGCTGACACTATTGCATCTGGGCAAGCCTCGTCCAGATTCTGATACTCGTCATTTGTCAGGTGTTCCAAGATCATTGGGATAGTACGCTCCGATGAATTACTTGCACTGTACCAGTAGTGCGCATATACTGCAAGTGCGCTGGTGCGGACACACTGGCGGCATTTGTGTTTCTCCTTTGTTGTTGAGATGGCCCGAGCTAACCCCTCGGGCCATTTTTTTTATGATGGGGGTGGGGGGTGTCTGCATTTATAGAGGCCGGGGGGTACTTGGGGTTTACCCTTCCCCCATAAGGGGCTGTTAATTTATACAGTGGTGGGGGGTAGTTGACTATTCTAGTAAAGTACTGCACCGAAAGTCTCAAATACTGTTTATAGCCTGCGCGGTTTGGCTTCTCTATTAGGGCTTGGTAGGGGTGTAGTGGGGTCAGCAAGGCTGTCATAGTGTACGCTTTGCCCCTAATATACCCCCATAGTGTACACTAGAGGCATCGGTTAGGGAATTAGCCCGCCGATCTAGGACAATTGTCCTAGTTCATCTCTCTATCAAGGAAAACGTACCATGAACTTCAATACTACTGCCATCAATGACAGCATCACGCAATACTTCGCACTCACGGACAAGAGCGACAGCATTGTCACCGCGTTGAAAGCGGCTTTCCACATCGGCACACCCAAGGCCGCTTCCAAGGCCGAGGTCAAGCTGTCGGTCAACCGGATGGCCGCGCTCCGATATGGCGTGACCGTCAATGCCAAGAACAATCTGCCCAATGGCACAGCCGCCTACAAGAAAGCAGAGCGCCTTGTCAATGAAATCATGTCAGACACAACCGTGAAACAATGCATTGACGTACCGCCACATATCGCAAAGCTGGCCGCTGCACTCTGGACTGCCTGTGCCGAATACGAACAGGCCGCGAAGATTGCCGCTACTGCATTGGCTAACGCCAAGGTCAAATGAAAAGTAGGACAAATGTCCTAGCCTAGCGTTCAGGGTGTTATGAGCACCCTGCTCAGTAGGTTCAGCGCATCACCGATGCCAACTTGCTACAGGAGAAACACATGACAACTACACGCCAACACGCAGAACGCGCTCGCCGCATCGCCATGCCAGTCGCACTTGTGCAGCGCCCTTTGCGCCTGATCCGTGCAGCCACCAGCACCGAGGAATACGACCCAGTAACAGGCGTAACCACGGTCTTCGCAGACAGCCCCTTCTACATCCTCTGCCGCCGCCTCGCCAACGCTGGCGCTGGCTACGCATTGGCTGCACCTGCGCGTCAGATCGCCAACAGAAAATAACAGGACACTTGTCCTACTTCAAACCCCGTAGCCAGTGCGGTTCACTGGCGCTTTCATTGGAGACTCACATGAGCCACACACATCGTACCCACACCACGTTCCGCGCACCCCGAAACTTCTGGAGCCTGCCCAAGCCTGACAAGGTAGCCGCGATTGAGGATCGCACATTCAAGCGCCAGTACTTCAGTGGCACGCTGCCCCTACGGGCAGAGCCACGCCCACCAGAGGTAGGACAAATGTCCTACATCGCATACAGCGGAGGCAAGCTCATAAAGCAGTACCACGTAGCTGTATCTGTACGCTTTGCCAGCAGTCATTTAGGACATTTGTCCTAGAATTGTCTGAATTTCAGACATATTTCACATGGTGGAATCTCATGCACCATCCGGGTGCATGGCATAGAAAGTGTATACCCGCGCTAGTAAGCGTGCCGCCATAAAGCGTTGATTCTAAAGGGTTTTCTACCTAGCGTGGCGTACTTTATATATCTATACTTATTTGGATATATATGTATGAGGGTGTCCATACGCACTCACACACACTCGCTGGCGCACCGGCGCGCTCGCTGGTGCGCGTCCATTTTTGAGCGGCAATAAAAAAGTGGCACGCGAGCGCCTTTTTCCTTTATAATCAACGCGCTTGTTCCGGCAAGTAACCCCGCAAACGATACGCTTATTCACCGGCTCCGTGCCACCCGTACATTTTAAGGAGTATTCCGTATGGCCTCTCTCAAGCATAAACTATCCTGTTTTGGGCTTTCGCCCGATCTTGTCAATGAAATCGCCACAGAGCTAGAGCGCGAAGCAACGCACGATAGGAAACCAACGCGCTTCACAGATTGGACACTGCTACTCACGCCGTTACGCTTTGCTATCAAAAGCCTGCAAAGCACGCAGAGTCGTTGGGGTGAGCCTGCCTCTCCAAAGCGTAAGGTATACACGATGTATCTGGAGCTTCTGTGTAAGACACGCACTGTCATAGCGTTCGCACACCATATGCCAAACGAGGGCGAGACCATCCCACAGCGCCATGCTGCGATGAGCAGTAAATTCACAGGCAACGGGCTTGATTGGCCTGATTGGGTGCCGCCCAAGGTGCGCCACAAGTGCATCATAGAGATTGAGCGCTACCAAGCAGACAACCCCAAGGGCAAGCGCCTGATCCCGTTCTACCTACCCGGCAAGATACGCTCCTCAGAGCGCCGATGGACACGCCTGTTAGTGTCCGTTACCGAAGCGCTGGACATGGCGCAGGCCAGCACGGGCGAGGTGAACGAGGAATACATCAAGTGCTGCCAATCGGCACTTGATGCCATAACGAAGCGCGACAAGGACGCTATCGCTCCTGTGCACTGGAGGCAGCTACTGACCCCGGCACAGCGTGAGGCGACACAAGCCCCAAAGCGTAGGCTAACAGCAGAGGTACTGACTACCCTATCTGATTGGGGCGGCCCCCGCCCATCCGCAATAGCGAAGCACGTTCTTGTACCTTTTGTATGGGATGACGCCGAGCGGTCGGAAGCAGGGCAGCGTTCGTTTGATGCCCTTCTAGGCAAGCAGTCATAGAAGAAAAGTAGGACATCTGTCCTAAAT